CATTGAGAATGTCATCAACCGTAGTGTCGATCTTAGGACGATTCTTGATGGCGTCTAGCGAAGGCTTAGCCTTAACCTTGACCTCGCCCTTACGAGATTCCTTTTCCTTATCAGCGAGAGTGTCACTGATAGTGGCTTGATCTTCCGCAGATTGATAAGAAGGATGGGTAAGCATGTGCTTGAGCGCATCGATCTTATTCATTTCGTTCGGCAGTTCAATAAAGTCGGTTCGTTGGGCGCCGCCCTTAGCAAATTGCTTTACACGGCGAACCATATCGTCAGTGAAGCGAACCTTAGCGTTGCCGTTATGGGCCGTAATACCAACAACCTTAAATAGTTGAGTAGTCATGTAATACCTTTAAAAGTTGAACCTGTGCAAAATTACACATTATTATATATAATACGGAAGGGTATGAAAGTCAATGACTCTCATACCCAAAACGCATTAGCGAATGAAGTTCGCGCTCTCAGAGTAAAGCTTAGGACCGTAAAGAGCCTTAGCAAGCTGAATAGCTTCGTAGTTGTTATTAGCTTGAATCTCGACACGAATGTTAGTGCCGGCATCGTTACGAACCAGAATCCAATAGGTATGCATTTCAGTTTTCCTTGTTTGTGTTGGGGTTAAGTTTTTACGCAGTTACTTCGTACGGCTTGTTCCACCGTCCGATATTTACATCCGCGTGCCACCCCACATTGAAGTAGTCCGATTGGACGTCCGACTTATTCCAGTTACCTTCATTCAGTGCCGGAATAACTTCTGACAGAAAAGCGAGGGCTTCGCCGTCAAAATGCTCTTGATAGTGATACGGGTTAACGTAAGCTGACTTAGTGGGAGTGAATCCACGTGCCACTTTCATAAGCATCAGCTCCTGGCTGCAAACGCGATTTTGGTTCGCAACAAAGTCAATCTTACCAGACTTGATAGTCAGCACCAACGTAGAGTGATTATCGACCGAAAGAGAACCCGTAAGATTGTACTTCTTAAGAAGTTCCTTCACCTTAGGGGCGATCTGTTGCTTGCGATCTTGCGACATATAAGCCATTTCACGTCTCCGTTTGTTGAGTCAATCTCTATGATTCATAGTAACAAAACACATACCCGAAGTCAACCGATATTAGCCATTTTCTTTTGTGTGAGTTTTCGGTGTTCTTCTTCGGTCATGTTTTGGTCGTTTAGATACCAAGCCCGACTTCCATCCGCATATTCAATCGCAGGACCATCTTCTCGGTGACGTTGCCCGTTTAAAAACCAATCCCGAGTTCCGAATACGTCCACATGAATGGTATACCCCTTAAGAATATACCACATCTTTTGTTCGCCAGATAGCGGCGGTAGCATAACTAAACCTTAAAACATGTGGAGACGAATGGCAGCACCGACGACATAGATGCCGAGCAAGGCACCGTTCACTGCAATCAGTGAAGATTCCTTCATTCGCAGTGCAGCGACAAGCCAAAACACAGAACCCAAATTCAGCAACACTACATTGAGCGGATCCAACTTAAATGCAGTAGCCATTGCTCCTGCAATAGTAAATCCAGTGCCCAGCCACTTAAATACGGTTAGATTGATCACGCAACATCTCCAAATATTTTTCTGCAGGATATAGAGGATATTCCCAATATCCATATTCATCTAACTTTCTATAACCGCAAGTGAGTGATTCACACACACCAGTGCTAAATTGTGGCCGTTCGCCAGCTTCCCAACGAACAAGGGCTCCGCATTCTTTGGTAAATTCTACCAGTTCATCCATAAAAAACCCTCGTTCCAATCTTACGTCAATATAAGATCAAAACGAGGGAAAGTCAATGATTATCCGTAGAAAATCTGAGTACCTATTTGAGCAAGGCGTATTAAGCGTGCCCAGTGAGGATGAACCACACTAGCATGAAAGTACAGGGCGTGCTCTATGCCCTTAACCCTCTTGCCATCAAGAGCCTGTTGGGCGACCTTCAAACAGTCTTCCCATGCAGCTCCTTTGGGCAATGACAACCTAGTCTTTTTATTACTAGCCCAATTGAATTGGTTTGGTGCTAGTACCACTCCGCAAATGGAGTTGGCGAATTTAGGACTTTGAGTACGGTTTATAGTCACTTGAGCCACAGCTAGTTTGCCTACCTGAGTCTCATGCCCTGCTTCATAGTAAATATTCTTAGCTAGACACGTCAGTTCTCGATTAGTATAGTTAATTTTTTCTGCGGTGTCTACGATTGACAGGAATTTAGCACTGTCGTATGCGTCTTTTAGTAATTGTTCCGGACTAAGAGCGGGAACCGGATTAGTATTTGCGGCTTCTTGCGCATGTAGTTGCTGCCAAGAAAAAGAAATGCAAAGTGCGACAGCTAAAACTTTACATAGTTTGGCCATTTTACTAGCCGTAGTTTGAGAAGTATACATAGTATTTCCTTAATTGGGCCGCTATATACCACACCAACGATAGTCTGTTAGGTATATACAGTAGCACTTCCATCAGCCTTCCATAAATGGGATAACCGTATCTTGGATACGGGTTTTGCATCCCCTTACGTAGGGCCATTTGGCAATTAACTGAAATATCAGTTAATCAGAGAATCTCCACAATAGAGACTCTCAGGCACTTCACTATACAAATCAAAAGTTTAGTAACGGTTTAGGTCACATTCCTTTTTAGGATGCTTAGCTTTGCGCGTGTAGCGAGTATTAGGTTCGATTACTTTGTTCTTGAAGGGAGTATCGCCGAACAAAATGAGTCCGGCGGCACGTGCCTTCAAGCGTTTCGGTTCAAACTTAATAATTTCTCGTTTCATGTTCTAACTATACATCCAACTTGATATAGTGTCAAGCCTTTTGTGTTTCGGCTTTCTCAAGGCCTACACAGTAGTATTTAGTACGAGGGTGTAGTTTAAAAACACTTATACTTTTTAAGTCAGTCTACAGCATATTCGATTCTATAAACCGAACGATAGGTGAAGCTTCTCCAACCATTAGCTTGCACATCATAGACTGCAATCGAGGTGTCAGACCTCTTGCGCGGTTCCTTATTCTCCTTAATCTCTTGAGGAGGAAGGAGATCAGTTTGAAGCGTGCAATGCATCAATCGCTCGCTACCATCCTTTTTAGTAAACTTTACTGTAACCAGCTTATTATGAAGTAGTTCCTTGATAGAACTTTCAAATACATTCCAATCAGAATCAGTCCAATCAGATTCTGGCTCAACGACTGCGATAGACATTTGTTTTCCTTTATTAGTTCTTAAGTAGATACATGACCAGATCGGGTCCGTCAAGCTTTACTGTGTCACTAGCATATTTATTGACGTTCCATGTGCGTTTTAGCCCGCTAACTCTAACCATTTTGGGGTTAAGTTTGTCAACCGTGCCGAGTCTTAGACTATTGCCATCAGGGTAGGCGATATAATCACCGACTGCCAATTGTCTACCTAGAAGATCATAATGTTTAGGTAGTTCCGCCATTTATTACTTCTTCAACAAATACATAGTTAGATCGGGTCCATCGACCTTGACGACTTCTTTATATGGCCGATTGGCTTCTTCACTGCTGGGCTGATATTGTGCCCATGGCGTTCCATCGTATCGGTCATCTCTGTAGACAATTCTAACGGTTTTTGGATTAAGCTTGATAACTCTACCCAATGCCAAATTCTTAGTAGATCCGGGCGCGATAAAAATCACACTGTCATTTACTTTAAGATTCCTAAGGAGAAAGTCTTCCATAGATTAGCCTTTTGGTTCGATGGGTTTACGAAGACCAAGCGCCTTACGGTCCTTTTCTGACAGCTTATCCCATGCTGACTTCTTTAGTTCGTAAATTCTACGCTTTTCCTTTCGGTTATTTACTTTTGTCGCAGCAGCCTTAACTTCCTTTGACCACCATTCTCGGCACTCATCATCCCTAAGGAATAGAAAGGCGGCGTGCCCAGACTTAACCAAAGAAACCATAGACTTCATTGCGACTCTGTGGTCCCTATTATAGCGGGTCTTAGCATCAGTAACCTTAAGAAGTTCATCATAGACTTCTTGAGTGATGTGTTCTTCGGATTCTTCGCTCACCGATAACTCCTTGTCCTTGCGTTAGTAACTTTCTTTACAGGAGCCCTCTTTTTGGCACCCTGCTCATTTAGACCAAATACAGCCAGTTCTTCGGGAGTTAACTTGGCTGCGATTTCTGTACGAGCAGCAACTTCGGCGGCGCGACGGCCGGCTTCTTTTTCAAGTCGGGCAGCATTCGCGGCCTTCGCCTTATCGATTGCTGCCTGTTCAGCTTTGTACTCTTTGTACAACTTTTTAAAAGAAGGGTTGCGCTTGATCAACTGATCCAAAGTGTCTCCGCGTTCAAGAGCCTTGACCGCTGCATTGGCAATGTTTTGCATGTCTTTTAATTCCTCAGAATAGGGGTTACTCGTGATTGGATAGATGTTTTGAGTCCAGCTTTCCATCAAATCAAGGGAGGCATAGTCCCAGTCATCGTCTTCCATATCTACTCCTTTTGCAAGCGGGCCTGAATCTCAAGATAAAACATCTGATACTTTGCCATACGAGCAATGTCCTTTTCAGAAACGCCCTTAAGACGACGAATATCAGTGTTGTGCCGAAGATCAGCCATCTTCACTCTCATAGCATCCTTATTCGCAAAGACGCATTCTTTGTACTCATCGTAGGTTTGGCCCGGAACCTTAGTAAGTGCGCGAATACCGTCGATGACACGTTCAGACATGCCTTGACTACGAAGGTCTTGGTATGTGACCGCAGTGTCTTCGATGACATCATGGCCAAGAGCAATGCATTGCAATTCTTCATCGTCCGTCTTGAGATAATGCATAACCTTCAAGGGGTGAAGAATATACGGTGCGCCGCCTTTGTCAAATTGACCTTGGTGAGCATTAGTAGCGATGACCAGCATCTTACCAAGCATTTCACCCTTCTTCAAAGTCATGACATTCTCCTTAACCATAACTTACAATAGTACAGATTAAAGAGAATGTCAACTTGTTTCATCTATCCATTTGTTCCATACAGTATCAAACGAGTCATCTATGTTGAAACAAGTCGTCTCGTCAAATGTTTTTTGTTTGTCAAAAATAGGAATCAATTCCGCAAATAGTTCTTCTTTGATCGAAGGATTTCTAATAGTAGAAGAAATTGCCCAAATTATATCAGAAAATAAGTCATCCATACATTAATAATAATGGGTTTATTAGAAAAAGTCAAGAATAATGATAAATAATGTTGCGGATCACGATGTTGGCGCATCTACCCGCTCTAATGCTACGAAAGGAAACATCAGCACATGACTATTTATTTGTATAAGAAAACTCATAACAAAACAGGTCTACACTATTTAGGAAAAACTACACAAAATCCATATAAATATCAAGGTTCCGGAACGTATTGGAAGGATCATATTAAAATACATGGAAAAGATATTACTACTGAAATTTTACGTGAATGTCAAACACTTGAAGAAATAAAAGAATGGGGAATGTATTATAGTACATTATGGAACATAGTCGAAGATAAAGACGAATTCGGAAAGAAGACCTGGGCGAATTTAAAACCAGAAGCCGGTGACGGATCAACTGTAACTACCAGGCACTGGAATGACGGAAATATTACAATATTTCGAGAAACGCCACCAGACGATTCATTTAAATTAGGTAGACTTCCGTTTAACAATTTCGGTAGTGTTATTGGAGCAAATATGCAGCGAGGCAAAATTTGGATACACAACGACCACACTGAAATGATGGTTGATCCCACATCTACTATTCCACCTGGGTTTGTGCTAGGACGGGATGGTAGCAGATGGTTCGGAAAACAACAGCCTGAAACCCACAAACAAAATGGAATTAAAAATCATTGGAGTAAAAGGGGATATACGAGTTGGAATAAAGGAAAAAAATTAGGACCGAACAAAACAATGTGGATAAATAACGGTGAAACAAACTTAAAAATAAAAGTCGGATCACCGTTACCAATTGGGTTCAAGAAGGGTCGGTTGATGCACAATACTACTAAGTAGGTGATCCATTACCCCAACTGTTATTGGGTGGCATATAACCACAAGCTTCGTTTTGAGCTTGTATTCTAGCCTTCACCTCTTCAAAACTAATAGGGGCAAAGTTAGTGTGTTCCACTGATACACACAGATACCTAGGATCAACCTCTTTTTGTTCGACTCCTTGTTCAGTAACAATCGTTCGCGTGACGATATTGCTATGGGTATGTCCATGTACGTTACACTTGAACCGATCACTGATGCAATCCGGATGCAGAGGAATATGCGAAAACACAAATTCATCCACAAAGACTCGGTAAGCCACAATTTTATCGAAGCCAACCTCATAGTACAGCTTGTCGTCAAAGATGTCGTGGTTACCACGAATCAGACGCTTGTGACCGTTCAGACGCTTGATGTGATGCAGAGACTTCTTGTTGATGACCACATCACCTAGGTGATACACCGTATCACTAGGGCTAACAATATTGTTCCAGCGTTCAACCATCGCTTCGTCCATTTCCTCAGTTGAGTTAAAAGGACGCAGAGGCGAACCATCAGCCTTCTTAAACTTTTCCCATGAATTGGTATGACCAAAATGGGTATCAGAAACTACGAAACGATTAGACATAACTCTTCCTATTGCTATACATGTTCCTATTATACGCAGTTATAGGAACATGTCAACCCAATAACTACTCTTTTAAAATCTCTATAACGCGATATTTTTCTACTAAATCGTCATACACATCATACGACACTGCTGCTAATTCAGGGTATTTTCGATTTAACACATGGTCTGTCTTGTTAATTTTATAGCTAAAAACATAGCGTTCATCTAAGTGTGGTTCAATTCCCTGTGCAATCGCATCTTGATAAGGAATAGTCTTAGGGTATGCAGCGGCTTCGTGCTCAAACTTATACGATGTTATCAACGATACCACTCTACCATCACCATTGCAGTTTACACAAGTTTTTCTAAAAGTTTTATAGTCTCGTTTGTGATAATCTATCAGTTCTTCCGTTTCAAACGACCCGATACCATTACATTTGGTGCAAACTGAAACTTCATTCTTTTTTGTTAGTACAAGTCTAATAGAGTCTGGTGGTGTAACTTTTTCATTCATATTGCAATTATATGACAATTGAAATTAATATTCAAGCAGTTTGGTTCTATAAATATTAGAATGACTGACAAACTTATAACCATATCGTTCGATGAAATTTTACCAATCTGGCGAAACTATCTGTGGCCCGATAGGATTTCGACAATCGAAACTAACAGTGCAATGTGCAGAACCGGCGGATATTTAGGTTCAAATATGGAAACACCTGCAACATTCTTCGCTTACATGATAGACGGAGAAATTGCAGGAGTCAACAGCGGTCACATGTGCAATGACAAAGAATATCGTTCTAGAGGATTATATGTATTTGAAAAGTTTCGGGGAAAGGGAATAGGTGTTGTACTGCTGAATGCTACGATTGCACAGGGTAGATCAGAAAAGGCAGTACTATGTTGGAGTTATCCCAGAGATGTTAGTTGGAAGACCTATGCTAAGTCTGGGTTTAAGTTAACCAGCGATTTTAACCCAAGCGAGACTGGTAACAACGCATATTGCGTGTACTATTATTAGTACCAATTACCTTCAGTGCGCATACGTCTAATAAACGTAGGATATGTGCTACAGATTCCATAGCAATTTAGCTTGACTGTACTCAACAGCCCTCTGTCATTTATTTCAGGAAGAACGACGATACTAGAGTTATTTACGGGTACTGTTCCGAAGGTCCACAGTTGACCGCCGCTAGTGGTAACGTACGGTGGAGGATGGGTTATGTCATACCAAAAATAATTAGGATATGATTTGATCGGCTGTGTAGAAATCCATTCTTGCATTTCGACGTTTCTAGCATTGATCCAAAAACGATTACCCTTCAGATAATCAGGTGTAACTTCTGTGAGCGGTTGGTCCGTACCTAAATACAAAATACCGTTAACTCTCCAAACATCCACTGATACCGAATATCCATGGTTAAACGCCAAACCGATTTGGTTTGGTGTGTTGGCTTGATCATAATTTTGACCGTTAAAGATTCCCTGATAAGCGATTAATAACATCTAGTATTTATGAAAAGTGGAGCTTCCAATCGGGATCGAACCGATTTCCACGCGTTGGCAACGCATTGTAATGACCATTATACTATGGAAGCATATTGGAGCGGGTGGCCGGCAACGCTCCGGTCCTCTCTAGCTTGGAAGGCTAGGGCACATCTCCTATACCACACCCGCATAAATCTTCGAAAGTTCCCAGTCAAGTACAGGTCACTTACAACCCTCTATCCTAATAGGACCGATACAGCAGTACCGGGCTCCACCAATTGTTTTTTACAGAAACAAGAAACTGAATGGATGCGGGAGGCTGGATTTGAACCACCGATTTCCAGTTTATGAGACTGGCGAGAACGACCGGACTTCTCTACCCCGCGACATTAAACTATTTAGAAGAACACACTTTCTTAATCTCAACGTCACCGGCCGATCAATGATCACCGTTTTTAGTTTTTTCGTAAGTGTGTTCATCAAAATAGTCTAATATTATTTATCTTTTGTACAGCCTGAGATTACAGCTTTAAACGAACGTCTTTGGTCATTACCGAATCCCTTGCGGGATACTCAATGTTTCTTTGCGGGTCCGGCTCCTTATGAAACCTTCTTCGCTCGAAATGCTATCTTGCCTTTCCTTGCAGGGTCAGACTCAATAACTACACGTTAACTTTCATCGTTCGTTAGTTTGGCTGCATGTCATGAGGGCGCCAACCCTCTTATCACTCACCGACTGGCTCTGTGACACATCCTTTCGGACAACACACCTAACTTATCGACTACCGCCTTTCTAGGGACGGATCCTTTCGGATTAGTTCGTGCTTGCATAGAGAGACCATTGGTGGCGCAAGTTTATAGGAAACCTTGCTTTAACCTCAATTGCTCAAGGCTATCTCATTATCGGGGCTATGCCCCCAATTCTTATTCTAAATTGTCAAAGATCGCTGATTTCTCAGCTTATATTTCATTATATCAAAGACGCTAACGAATGTCAACACCTTTTTATAGTTTTTAAATTTTTTATTGAGAACCTGTTGAAACAGTTGTTTCTCTGCGCTCTCTCGATTTTGTTAGTATACTTATATGCTAGACCAAAGTCAATAACTTTTTTCAGTTATTTTAAAAAATACGAAAAGAAAGAGTAAGTCATAGACTGTGCAAAAAACAGCGGGGCTCTTAAGAGCCACCCTTGTGTGCAATAGACACTTCACAATCTACAAAAACTACATATGTTCGAACAGCAAAGTGCAAAATGTCTTTAATAGTTCGGGTCACGTAATTATGAT